GTACAAGGCAGCGCAGTCAGAGATTGGCCTGTGGTACATCGAGAAGGGTATGCGGTTTGGGTGTCGGATCAGTATCCCGCCTGAACCTAGCCGGTTTATAGGACAGATTACGGTGGGCTGGGCAACTCCTCCTGCTGATTTAGACCAAACCCGGGCGATGCTCAATATCGCCGCAACCATGCTTTCAAGGAGTAAGAAATAATGTTACCCATAGCCGCACTATTAAGTATCGGTGAGAAGGTTCTGGACAAGGTTTTGCCTGACCCTGAGGCACGGGCCAAGGCGCAGGCCATGCTTTTAGAGATGCAGCAAAAGGGTGAACTTGCCAAACTCCAAGCCGACATGAACGAGCAGGACAACCTGACCAAACGGGCTGAGGCTGACATGAAGTCGGACTCGTGGCTATCTAAAAATATCCGGCCTATGACACTGATATTTATCCTATTGACCTACACCGTTTTTGGGATGATGTCTGCTTGGGAGATTGAGGTTAACAATAACTACGTTGAACTCTTGGGCCAGTGGGGGATGTTAATTATGTCCTTTTATTTTGGCGGACGCACCCTTGAGAAGATCATGGACATGAAGGCGAAGAAAGATGCAACTAACAAATAACTTTTCTCTTGCCGAGATGGTAAAGTCTGATACCGCATTGCGGCATGACATGGATAACACGCCTGGGGAGGCAGAAATTGAAAATCTTAAAAGACTGTGTGAAAAAGTTCTTCAACCTGTTAGAGAGCATTTTAAGACTGGGGTCAAGGTCAACTCGGGCTTCCGCCATCCGGACGTCAATGCCAAGGTCGGAGGCTCGAAAACGAGCGATCACTGCAAAGGCCAAGCAGCGGACATCGAAATCCCAGGTGTCCCAAACGCGGACCTCGCCAAGTGGATCACAGAAAACCTCGACTTCACGCAAGTCATCCTCGAATTCTACACGCAAGGGGTCCCGGACAGCGGCTGGGTCCACGTCAGCTACGACCCGCAAAACCTCAAAAAGCAAAGCTTAACAGCCGTCAAAAAAGATGGTAAAACGGTGTATCTACCCGGATTGGTGGCCTAATGAAAACAACTTTTGAAGCTAAAAACACGCAACTTGGAATCGAGCCAAAGCACGAGGTCGAGATCCTTTGTTCGCATTGCAAAGACCCAGTAAGTGCCATTGAGGAATCTACTGGCGTATGCACAAACTGTGGCGAGCCCTGGGCCCCGCTGCAAAACGTTTCTATATGGGTCACTACGCTTCCGGCTGCGGGGGCAAAGACTTGGGGCTCTGACTAAATGGCCTATTTGCGTTTAGCCCTAAAACCTGGCATTGACAAGCAGAACACCGAGTACGGCGCCGAGGGCGGCTGGATTGACGGCGACTACATCCGATTTCGTTATGGGCTGCCTGAAAAGTTAGGCGGATGGACTGCGTTTAATCAAACAGAAACTTATCTTGTTGGGCTTATAACTGACATTTTGACTTGGAATAGTTTAAACGGATCTCCTCACTTAATTGTTGGAACAAACCGAAAACTTTACGTTTTTAGGGGAGGCGCTTGGGCAGACATAACCCCTATTTCTGCTACCACAGCAGCGGGAGATGTTACTTTTGCCGCCTCAAATGGAAGCAATATTGTTACAGTTACCGATGCGTCTCATGATACAACAGCAGGAAGTTTTGTAACATTTAGTGGTGCCTCTAGTTTAGGAGGAAATGTCACCGCTCCTTTTTTAAATGCAGAATTTGAAGTTCAACAGGTTTTAAGCTCTAACACATACACTATTCAAGTAGGAGTTACCGCTAACTCCAGCGATAATGGTAATGGTGGAGCTTCTGTGGTAGGGGCCTATCAAGTTAACCCTGGAAGTATTGTTGGCTATTTTGATTTTGGCTGGGGATTGGGCCCTTGGAATGATTCTACGTGGGGCACTCCACGGACAAGCCAGGGTCTTAAATTAATTCCAGGAACTTGGAAATTAGATAATTTTGGCGAAGACGTGGTTTGTCAAATTACTGGGGGCCCTATTTATTTATGGGATACAAGCGCAGGCCTTACGAATAATCGTGCTACGGCAATAGCTGGAGCTCCTACAGAAAGCACTTACGCTTTAGTGTCCACCCCAGACCGACACCTGGTGTGCTTTGGAACGGAAACCACGATTGGTAATCCGGGTTCGCAAGACCCGATGTTCGTTCGGTTTTCAAACCAAGAAGATATTAACAATTTTGCTGAATCAGCAACCAATACGGCTGGCGGCCAACGCCTAACTGACGGAAGCATTATCTTTTCTGCAGTACGGTCTCGCGGGCAGATATTGATATTTACCGACACTTCCTTACACGGTATGCAATATATTGGGCCCCCCTATACGTTCGGTTTCCAACAACTCGGGGCAAACTGTGGTTGTATTGGGGCCCACGCAGCAGTAGACGTCAACGGTCTAGCCTTTTGGATGGGTACGGAAGCATTTTACATGTTTGACGGCACGGTTAAGAAAATGCCTTGCACGGTTCAGGACTATGTTTTTAAGGATATTAATTTAACCCAAGGGTATAAAACTGCCGCCGGGGTCAACTCTCAGTTTAACGAAGTAACTTGGTTCTATTGTTCTGCCAACTCAGACGTAATTAATCGATTTGTCAGCTATAACTATCTAGAAAACGTATGGTCAACAGGATCTTTGGCCAGAACGGCTTGGTCCGATATTGGTACTTATCCAAAGCCAATTGCTTCAGATTTTGATGCCTCATCAACAGAAACAACGATAAGTACTATTTACGGCTTAACTGCCGGTCGATCATTACTGTACAACCATGAGGATGGCGTCAATGGAAATGGTTCGCCTATTACTGCATATATTCGGTCTGGCTACTTTGATATTGGTGACGGTGACAATATGCTCTATATGCGCCGCTTTATCCCAGATTTCAAAAATCAGGTGGGTGATCTCACGGTACGTTTGTTGCTGCGATCATATCCTCAAGCCACGGCAAGCCCCTCCTCGCTCGACCCGTATATCATTACGCCGACTACGCAAAAGGTGGATACCAGGGCAAGAGGACGCCAGATAAGTTTGGGCATTGAAAGTGATGCTCTTAACACAAATTGGCGGTATGGAACCTTGCGCGTAGATATTCAACCAGACGGCCTAAGATGAGCAAAATTCTTAACGTTCGTCTGCCAAATGCTGGAGCACAATATGACCCGTCTCAAATTAACCAGCTTGTACGTTCGTTAGAACAAATCGTTCTTCAACTTAACAGTGCCTACACCTCGACCGTTGATAACGACAATCTTGGCGCTTTAGGGTTTTTTGGAGCAGGGGGCCCTGGTTCTGTTTTGGATGGCACAGAAAACTTTTTTCTGCCCTATGCGTCTTTTATAGATCGCACGACGCAAACGGCGGCGGCCACCGACACAGCCTATGCGCTTCCTTTAGAAATAGAACAGCTTTCTAGTGGGATATACAGAGACCCAAGTAACACCTCTCGTGTGTACGTGGACTTACCCGGCGTCTATAATATTCAGTTTTCCGCTCAACTTAAAAAATCATCAGGCGGCGCGGCGAACGCTTTTATTTGGCCCAGGGTCAACGGTCAAAACATCGGGGCCTCCGCTACAAAGGTCACGGTCCAAGGATCATCGGCCGCTGCCGTGGCTGCTTGGAACTTTTTGCTTGATTTGGATGGCGAGGACTATTTTGAGTTAATGTGGGCAGTTAGTAATACCGGGCTTGTGCTGTTGGCAGAGGCTGCCACGGCCTTTTGCCCTTCTATTCCTTCTTTAATTTTAACCGTGACATATGTTTCCAGTATCAGTGAGATTGGGCCAAGTTCAAGCTTCCCGGTTTCGGGGGTTTCGGGCACTGGGCGTGTGGGCACGGTCAGTGTAATACCCAGTTTAAGCTTCTCGGTTTCGGGGGTTTCGGGTACTGGAAATGTGGGCACAGTCAACGTAACGGTATAGCCATGGCCAATAAATACGAACGATCAAGACTTATTCCTAGCGCAAACGTAACCACCCTTTTGTACGAGGTGCCTGCCGCTACGACTGCCATTTGTAGGTCTTTGAGGATTACAAACACCAACTCTAGTCGGTCAGAAGTCACTGCCGTTCAGGTGGATTCAGCCTCGGCGCTTACGATTACCCTTTTGGACCAACACGTTATATCCCCCCGTAGTGAATATGATGCCTTAAACGGGGTGCCCTTAAACATGGAGGCTGGGGATAAAATCCGCGTTACGTCCACAGTGGCCAACGTTAATTTCTATCTCTCTTACGTAGAGATAGACAGAAACTGATGAAATACGTCATAATTAGCCAATCTTTCGCGTCCTTTCCCGACGCGCGGCCCCATGCGGCCATTGGCACAAACTGGAAAGGATAAAAATGGAAGACCAAGGAATCATGGCGCTCCCCATGGGAGGCATGCAAGGACCCACAGCACAGCCACCGGCCCAATTGTTTGACCCAGCCGCTTCGGCTGCTTTTGAACAAATGCGCAGTCAGGTATCTCCTAAGGAGTTTAGCTCCGAGATCCTAACGGCTGCCGAGCAGGTTGACCCGGCAGCAGTGCGGCAACTGCGTCAAGCCCTATCAGGGCTACGTCTCCCCCAAGAGATTATTGATGCTTTGCAACAAATTGTCGAAGTTATCTTGCGTGATCCGCAAAACTATGCCGCAATCCGCCAGGATCTGTTGGCAGACGAGTTTCCAGAAGACCTCCTGCCCGAGCAGTTTGACCCGATGTTTTTTGGCGCCCTACGAGTAGCCCTGGATCAGATTGAGGCAGAAGCTGGTGGGCAGCCCGTACAGTCCTTTGCTATGGGTGGCATTGCTAACCTTCGCCCTATTGCAGCGGCTATGCAAGGTATGGGACGGAGTGGGGACACTATGTTGGCCCACATTACTCCTCGTGAAGCGGGGATTTTGCAGGCACTTGGCGGGGTTGGCACGATCAACCCACGTACGGGTTTACGTGAATATGGGTTTTGGAAGTCGGTTAAAAAAGCTGTTACTGCGCCATTCAAAGCAGTTGGCAATGCCCTTAAGAGTGTGGCTAAAGAAGTTAAAAGATTTGCTCAGTCTTCTGTAGGCAAGATTATTACGACTGTCGCTTTGGGCTTTTTCTTAGGCCCCGCAGCGGCAAGCTTTTTAGGGGTCACTTCAGCAGCCGGCGTGGCCGCTGTCGGTGGCTTTGTTGGTGGCTTCGGTTCTAGCATTTTGGCTGGACAGAACCTTAAAGACTCTTTAAAAGCTGGAGCGATTGGTGGAGTAACTGCTGGCTTTACGGCAGGGGTAACTGGTGGAATGGGCGCCTTTGAGGCGGGTTCTTACAGTGGTCCAACCACAATATCTGGCCAGTGGGACAGGGCAGTAAACGCTGGTAAGGATCTCTTGGGCCTACAGGCTACGGAAGGCGCTACCACCGTTGGCGGTACCGCAGTAGATCCCTATGCGGAGCTTGATGCACGGGCAGGGGCTGCTCCCAGCGTTCCCACGACTCCAACCACTGCAGAATTGGCTACCACTCCACCCACAGATTTAACGGTAGGGAAGCAAGCTCTTACTTATGAGCCTAACTTTAGAATGCAGGCGGGGGGATTTGATCTCGCTCAAAACGCTGGTACTACTGCATCCGACGTCACCTCTGGTATTGGTACTGTGCCAAATGATACATTTATTCCTGGAACTCTTTCCGTGTCTGGCACGCCGTATGCTTCAGAAGCATACGGGGCAATACCCCCCGGTACCTTTCCTGAAGCTATTCAACTGCCTTCAACGTTGGATCCTGCTAAATTAGGTGGAATCCCTATTGAAGGCGCTACTCCTTCAACCCTAGTTTCTGAAATTCCAGGCGTTGCTGGAGCTCCTGTTAACGCACCTTTTACCCCTCCTGGTGGAACATTTGACGCCACCGGGTCGGTTATGCCGATTGACGCTCCTGGGACTGCAACAGCCGGATTCCAGCAAGCTCCGTCAGTAATGGATTTGTACAAACAAGGCGATTATCTTGGGGCGGCGAAAGAAACCTTCATGCCAACCAGCTACACCGAGGCACAATTAAATCAAAGTCCGGCTTTTGAGGTTGCTCGAGCAAAGGGGGCTACATACGACCAAGCATTAAAAACTGCTTCTAACGCATATAACCCAAGCATGCTCCGCACCTACGGTCCAGCAGTTGCTGCAGGTGTAGGGGCCCTTGGCCTGGCCGGTGGATTTAGCCCGAAAGAGGAACCACCTCCTGATAACGCTAATCGGCTGTATGGGTCGCAAAGCGGTGCTCAGTTGCTTGCCAGCAGCCCACAGATCTACGGCACCACTCCCGGTGGCGCTTTAACACAATACTACAACCCAGGTTATATGGGATATGGCTTGCCAACTCGTCAATACTATCGGCCACAAATTGCCTTTGGCCAGCCACAGTATCGTCAGGGCTTTGCTGAAGGGGGTATTGCCTCCCTTGCAAAAGGAGGTAGTACAAACTTCCCTCGTAAAACTGGCCCCATCAACGGGCCCGGCACTGGAACTTCGGACTCTATCCCTGCAATGCTTTCGGACGGGGAGTTTGTGTTTACCGCCAAAGCAGTGCGCAACATGGGCAAAGGCTCACGGCGCTTGGGTGCCAAGCGTATGTATGCGCTGATGAAAGCGCTTGAAGGGAAATAACAATGGCCGAAATTACCGAACAGATAGTCCGCGAAGCGCCGCAGATAGAGGCCTACAAGCTAGGCCTCTTAGAGTCTGCGAAAAAGCTTTCTGAGCAACAGCTTCCGCTGCCTGCTTATCAAGTAAGCGGCATGACCGACCTGCAAAAGCAGGCGGCTCAACTTGCGGAACAGGGCATCGGTGGGTATCAGCCTTACCTGCAAGCCGGTCAAAAAGCGCTAGAGGCAGGCATTGGCGCAATAGGACAGTCTTTTGGAGCGCCGACCACGGCCCAACTACAGCAGTTCCAAAACCCTTACCAAGAGCTTGTTACTCAGCAAGCACTTGCGCAGATGCAGCGTCAGGCAGATATTGCCCGTCAAGGCACTGCCGCACAGGCTGTTCGCGCGGGGGCGTTTGGTGGAACGCGTGAAGGTGTTCAGCGGGCAGAACTTGAGCGTGGCCTGCAAGACGTTATGAGCCAACGAATTGCTCAGGATCTTGCACAAAATTACGCACAGGCACAGAACTTGTTTTCCACCCAACAGCAAAGAGCGCAACAGGCAGGGCAACTCTACGGACAGTTAGGCGTGCAACAGGCCGCATTGGGGCAAAGCGCCCAACAGTTTGGTCTTCAGGATGTGCAGACATTGTCTGCCCTCGGTCAACAAGAGCAGGCCCTGGCACAGCAACAACTGGAGGCGCAGCGCGCCACGCAACTACAGTCCGCTTTGACGCCCTATCAGCAGTTGTCTTTCTTATCGGACATTTACAAAGGTGCCCCAGGCACACAGATTGCGTTGACGGCTCAGACAGCCCCACAGGCAAGCCCATTGCAACAGGCCGTAGGCCTGGGAGTTGGCGCACTGTCGGCAGCTACTGGCGCCAAAAAAGCCGGCCTCTTTTAAGGAGTGGATATGAAATCCAAAGTAATGGACAGGCCTATGTTTAAAGAGAACGGCGTGGATCCCGAGAATGTGGGAATCATGGCGGGCTTTAAAGACATGGAAGATGACGAGGACATGCCCAGCAAAATGCTGGAGTTGATGGGTGCCCAAGTTGAAGAAGACGACGAAGAGTACGAAGGTCAAGAGGCCGTCGAGCGCTCGCCTTCCTCGCCTGAAATCCTTATGAACAATCTTCGGGGAGACATGCGTTCGGTAGATGCACGCAAAGAAGAGTTAGCTGATTTGGTCGGCTACCGTGCGGCAGCCGAGACTCCCGATGAGGTCCTTGCCTTACTGCAGCCCGTGCTTGCACAGCAAGGTGCAATGCCTGCAGCTCCAACGGGTGCTCCGATGCCTGCTGGTATGCCTCCCATGCCTCCGGAGGCTGTTGGCGGTATTGGGGCACTCCCACAAGCAGAGATGGCACCTCCCATAGAAGGCGCGCCGTTGAACATGGCCAATGGGGGAATCGTCCAGCGTTTTCAAGAAGGGTCTGATGAAGATGGCGTAACGCCAGCGGGGACACAGGCCCAGAGATTCTATTCCCCGGAATTTGTTGCTAAAGCACATTCAGAAATGGCTAACTTTATAGCTCAGGCTCCTGCAGTTGAGCCCGATCTTAGAGCACAGGTTGCACTAAGAAAACCGATCTATCAAGGATTACTTGGTGACACAAAAGATTTGACACAAGCTCAAATCTTGTTTGACATCGCACAAGGAGCATTTCAATACGGTGCAAACGTAGATGAGCAGGGCCGTCCAATTAGGGGCTCTCAAGCATCACGTCTGATGAGTGCGTTCCGTGGTGTGCCGGCAAGAATTGGTGCTCGCGCAGCGGAGATGGAAAAGCAAGAGCGCGCTGTAAGCCTTGCTGCACTGCAGGCCGCAGAGAAGGACATTTCTAATATTAGAGACGCTAATACAAAGTTAATGGAGGCAAAGCGCAGGATATACACAGACGCTCTTAAGGCTCCTCGAGACGCTGGTTTTGGCACCGGCGTTAAAGCTGTTGCCCTTAATACGATGGTTCAATTAGCCCCTGAGTATGAAGCTGGTACTTTAGATCCACAAAAAAGACGCTTATTTGAAACAGTAATAACTGAATACACACAGCCAGAATATACGGTGGATCCTGCGACAGGTAGAAACATTCTAGTTCGTCAGCCAGCATTGCCGAGCTATGTTCAAAATGCGATTGCAAATAGCCCATTTTCAAAAACGTCTAAAAAGGCTGGGCCTGCTGCTCCTGCGGGAGAAGCAGTTCCTGGCGTGGCTGGAACTACCGGCGCAGCAGGCGCCATTGTTCCGCAAATAATTAGTACAACAGGCGGAAATGTTGTTATTCCAGGAACACTTTTTGCGGGTGCTCCCCCTAAAAATCCGCCACCTATTTTGTATTCCACTGCGCAACCTTCCATGTTTAATGCTGCCAAGGAAGGTACTGGTGTTTTACTTAATATTCCAAAAGCATTTGCTGAAAGAGTTCCTATAGTAGGAGATTTTGTTAGCGGAGAAGAAAATATAGATGCTGTGATATTTTTAAGGGCCGCCGCTGGACAACTTAATAGGAGTCTTTCTACAGGTTTTAGATTTACCGAAGGCGAAAGAAAGCAAATTCAAAAAGACATTGATGCACTACCTGCTCTAATAGATACTCCAGAAGCCTATCAAAGACGCTTGATTGGTTTAGATACGCTACTTCGACAAATTAGAGCAAAAGAATACATGGACGGATATGAAAACCAAAACATAGGCGTCTCCGATGTTAGAGCGGCAAGACGTCGTGTTTCTGAGGTTGATTTTGTAAGAGATCTTATGGGTGTTCCACCTAGAATTACTGATTTTGGCAGTAAAGAAGAATTTGATAAGTTGCCTGCAGGATCTGCCTTTATTAACAGCAAAGGCCAAATTGTTTTTAAATAGTAAAAGGATTGGAAATGGCTCTTACTGCTGATCAAATTAGAGAAATAGAATCACGAGCGAGTAGTACTCCCCCTGCTCCCGTTCCTGGAATAGAAGCGGAGCAGGGTGTTTCCATGTACCCCCAAAGCTCTGACGTTTTAAAAGAAACGGCACTTGGAACTGCTGAAGGTGCGGCAAAGGGCTCTGCAGTTCTTGGAGGTGGGTTGACTGGATTTCGTTTGGGCATGACCGCATCCCCATTCCTCGGACCTTTTGCACCGCTCGGTCCGATTGTCGGGACAGGCGTTGGACTGACTGCGGGGTTTATCGCTTCTCAGGGTATTGACAACCTATTTCCTGGTTTATCTCGCCAGGATTTAGCGCCTTATCGTGAAGGTGGCAAGACCTTTGGTGAGTCTCTTTCGTTTATGCCGGCGGCTTTCGGTATCCCACAGATGACTGCCAACCGTGTAGCTAGTTTTATTTCTGGCATTGGAGAAGGTGCTCGTAAATACCCTAAAACATTTATTACTTCTGAAACAGTAGCAAGTGCCGGGGCAGGCATAGGTGGTGGCATGGCCGAAGCCTATGCTCCAGGTGAAAAGGGGACTCGTTTTGTTTCTGAAGTGGCCGGAGGTTTCTTTGCTCCAGGACGTTTTATCATCAACGCCTCTGGTTCAGTCGCTGATTTTGCAGGAACCCTTATTCGCAGCACATCCAACACTTCCCGTGAGAACAGAGCCGCTAACCGCCTCCTGACTATTCTGAATGAAGCCGGGGAAGATATTCCTACTTTAATTAGAGAGTTGGAAAAACCTCTTCCCGGTGCCTTAATCAGCAAAGAGGTCGGCCCGACAGCGGCACAGAAGACAGGTTCTCCAGTCCTGGGTGTCCTCGAGACAACCCTTGCGCGCGGTAATGCTAGATATGGCGCTGCAATTCAAAAGCAGGGCCTTGATTCAATCCGTGCTTACGAACTTTTGATTGAGCGCTTAAGCGACATCGGAACGCCTGATGCTTTCCGTAAGGCGGCAGAACTTCGTCAGGCTTACTTTAACCAATTAATTGACGGGCGCGTGGCGTTGGCTGAGGCCGATTCAGCACAATCTATTGTTAAGATCAAACGCGATACCCCACAGGCTCGTGCTGAGATTGGCCAGATCGTTCGTGACAACGTGACCAAAGCACTTGGCGACGCACGTGACTACGAGCGTCAGCTCTGGACGGACGCATGGAAAGATTCCATGAAGCGTAAGACTGTCGATGGTCAAACAGTGTTTGAGTTTCGTAAAGTAACTCCAAAAGCAACTGGTGAAGAATTTTTAAAGATTGCTACCGACATGACGCCGGAGCGGTTTAATGACCTGCCGACGTTTGTGCGTTCCATTATGGGACGTTATGGCGTTACTGCTGACACCATCAATACTTATGCTCGGGGCAAACAAACTCCAGAATTTATTGAAACAGGTGTAGTGCCTGACCAATACATAACCACGGCCGCCGGACCACGGACCCAAAAGCGGGTTTCCGTATTCCCCCAAACAGATGTAGATGACTTGATCAAGGTCCGTAGTGATCTTCTTGCATACGCAAGAGATTCTGCTTCTAAAGGTGAAGTGGCCAATGCTAACTTCTACGGTCGCATGGCAGAGGCTGTACTCAAAGACCTAAGCGATCCTAAACTTAAAACGGCCGCCTATGACAAGGCCCGTGACTTTTCTCGCACACTAAACGACTACTTTACTCGGACATATGCCAACGATGTAGCAGCAGTGACCAAGAAAGGCGCAGACCGTTTGCCACCAGAGATCTTGGTACAGCGTGCCTTTGGTAGTGCCGCAGACACTACAGCTCTTCGCATGGCGGACATCGAAGACGCTGTTGGCATGATGAAGTCTCAGTATGATGATGCGGTCAATAAATTTGGATTAAAGAGCCGCCAAGCACAGGAGCTCAAACCTTTTGCAGATATTGCAGCTGCCAATGTTGCTTCTATCCGTGACGCACAGACCCGTGTGTTACAGCTAGGCGCATCGAAGTTTATTGACCCCCTGACCAACCGTGTTGACCCACGTCGTTTGCAGCTCTTCGTTAACGAGAACAAGTCCATGCTGGACCGCATGGGGCTGACCAATGACCTGTCTGATGCTGTTCGTGCAGAGAATGCTTTGCGTGGTATTGAGAGTCAAAACAGTGCTATTCGCAGCACACTTGAGAAACAGACGGCCTTTGCTCAGGTACTCAGGTTTGAGAATCCAACTTCTGCTATCACAGACGCATTAAATAGCCGTAACCCTGTCAAGAACTTTAGCAATATGGTGAAGCTTGCTCGTACTGGGGGCACTGATGCGGTAGAGGGCCTGAAGGCAAGTCTTTACGATTACGCATTTACCAAAGCCGGGGGCGATACAAACTTTAGTCCTGCAGCGTTTGACAAGGCTTTATTCCAGCCTATCTCTCCAGGCCAGCCCTCTATTTTCAACATCCTTCGGTCGCAAAACGTTCTTACTTTGTCTGAAGCCAAGAATCTTCGCCGGCTTATTCAGCCGATGGAGCGTATTGAAGTTGCAATGAAGAACAACCAGCTCACGGACGACGTCGTCCAAGGAGCAGATGCGGTCACCGAGCTTGCATTGCGTGTAATTGGTTCTCGGATTGGTTCGGTTGTTGCACCTTCTGGCCCAGGCTCACTAATCGCGGCAGGCGCTGGTTCAAAGTACATGCGCGACATCTTCGACAAGATGCCTACGTTGTTTATGCGTGGGATCATCGAGAAGGCTACACAAGACCCACGGTTCATGGCTTTACTACTTCGTCGTGGCCAAACCGAAAGAGATAAATTTCAACTTGCTCGTCAGCTTCATGGCTACCTTGGGGCCGCCGGTCTTAATTACGCTACGTTTACTGTCGAAGAGCCACAAGACGCTGCGTTGTCCCCGCAATCACTGCCCCCCACAAGTGCGGGCCAAATGCTTCGCAGCCTTCCTCCGGCCCCTCCAACTAGAGGTACTTTGGGCGTGATTCAACAAGGCCAACCAGGGCAAGCACCCAGTGGCCCGGCGCCAGCTCCGGCGGGTGGCGTACCAGGCCCACAGTCGTCCAATAGTAGACAGATGTTTCAATCGCTTTTCCCGATGGACATCGTGTCGTCGCTGCCCTCGTAAAACTTCTCGACGCGCTTCATCCACTCTTCTTTGTAGCGCACAAACTCTTGGCCGGCCGTGGAAAACTCCATGGTCGTGCCGTCCTGTACGGCCATCAAGACCACCCCATAGTCAATGTTTGTCCCGTGGATCACGTCATGAGCCAGTGCGTAGGCCGCTAACTGGTGGAAATAATCGTCAATCCAGTCCCTTTTCTTAGGCTTTACGCTCTGCTTAAAGTCCATAATGCAGGGTTTATCCCTATACACACAGACCAAATCGGTAGTCCCAGCATACTTTCCAGGGTAATACAGGCTCACCTCTGACCCCCAGATCTCCTGCATGTTCTGAAAATACGTGTTAATTAACCGGTAACCCATCTCGTAGCCCTTGGTCATCAGCCAGTTTGTAGGCCTGGGCAGATCCCGGTACGCGATCATCCGTTCAATCACGTTATGCATGTGCGTCCCGACAGTAGCCGCCTCATTTTTAATCCGCTCCGCGTTCTCTGGCCCAACCCTCGCGGCCCACGCATCAAGACCAGATTTGTCTTTCGTGCCAGACAGGATTGTGGTCACACTGGGCAGTTTTTGCTCTCCATAGACATACCGACGGCCTTTTTCAGTGTCTATTCGCTGTAAAGACTCATATTTGTATAGTTTTTTAGTCGGGATTAAATCAACCATTGTTTTAGCTCCTCTCCCATCACCTGGGTAGCAATGTCAATCTTGTCCCTAAGTGCCTGCACGATCTTTTCGTCCACGGATTTGGGTGTAATTAGGTCGATATATGTCACGGACTTGGTCTGCCCAATGCGGTGGGCGCGGTCCTCCGACTGCAGCCGTACTTCAAGATCAAAGCTATTGCTAAAGTACACCACGATGCTGGCCGCCGTTAGGGTTAACCCGTATCCTCCGGTCTTTGGATTGCCTACAAAAAAGCGCAGCTCAGAGTCCGGGTCTTGAAATTCACGGACCACGCGCCTCCTTTCATCTTCATCTGTGTCGCCGTAGTAAGTGCCCACTGAGTTCATGCCATACGTTTTTGAGAGGGCCAGCTTTATGGCTTCGATGTCATGGCGGTAGTTAGCCCAGATAATCATCTTACCGTCGGATTCTTCTACGACAGACAAGAGCTCATCCACACGTTTATTGGGCAGGTCTACTACCTGGCCGTTGTCCAGCTTGACGTGACCACAAACAATCTGGTGTAGCCGCATAAGCTGCGTCAGCGCGTTGACTGTTGATACCATACCCTGGTCAAGCTGTGCTAGGGCCATGGCCTTCATTTGGTTGTAGGCCTTCTCCTGCTCCTCCGTCAGCTCTACTTCACGCTTGGTGTAAAGCTTCTCCGGCAAGTCCAGGCACTCCTCCTTTGTCACCCGAAAAGCAAAGCGGTCGATCTTTTCCTTTAGTTCATCCAGGCGTCTGTAACCCACGACCTGCTTGAAAGTGTGACTGGGCATGCTTCGCTCCACCGTCACGGCGTAACGGGCTTGGAAAGCGTAATAACTGGCAATGCCAAGGCAATTTGGGGACAAAAATTCGCACTGTTGGTATAGGTCCATAGGCGACTTTGTCACAGGAGAACCGGTCATAATTCGTCGGTATTTGGCCTGTTTCCCTACCTTAACTGCGTTTTTTGACCGGGCAGCGGTGTGCGTCTTGATAGTGGTGCTCTCGTCAACTGCCATAAAGGCGTCGTGGCAAAGTAAGTACCTACCCGCAAAGCGTACCCCTTTATCCGTAGAAAGCGCCTCGATGTTCATGATCAAGATTTTTAAGTCTTCTGATACTTCAAAGAGCCGATCAAGAGCTTCTTTCTCAGATTTACGCGGCGTCGGGTTCCATATTGCAACGCGATATTCAATGTGGTCGGGTAAATGCTTAGGGATTTCACTGTCCATCCAGTTTCGATAGACACCTTTTGGTGCGACAATCAGGGCAGCGTTAACATTTCCTTGGTCATATAACATAGAAATGTTATTAATCACCATGAAGCTTTTTCCGGTTCCCATGTCTGCAAAAAGCGCGGCCACAGGGCTTTTCCAGAACCTTGAGAGGTAGGCTTCTTGGTGCAAATACGGCTTGTTTTTATATGGGTACTTTTGTAAAAATTGTTCCATCGTTTCTCGCTTTCTAGCGGGACTTGCAAACCCGTAAAAAAGAGTGTACACTGGTTTTTCGAAATTAGAAAGGAGAAAGTAAATTGCCTAAGGTTTTCGTCGTTACTGAAACAGGTCAACACAACATTACTTCGGCAATGGACTTTGGTGAAATTGAAATTATCTTGCCCCCACGGGCACAGGTTGCGTTTTCAGTTGCTCCAACAGTCATGCGTGTTCAACGTGTTTTAGAAAAGTTCTGCGATGATGATTATTTGTTGTTCATCGGAGACCCTACAGCAATAGGAATCATAAGTGCAATTGCTGCAAGCAAAAACAATGGTAGATTTAAGTGCCTGAAGTGGGATAAGTTTGAGCGTCGTTACATCCCCATCCAGGTTGATTTGCACCCCAAGAAAGGAGAAAAGTATGAGTCTTACGAATATATTTGAGGAAGATGCAAAAGTCTTTCAAGTAAAAGACGATGACCTATCTGGCCTCTCGTCCCTCGGCAAACGGGCCAAGGAACTTGAGAAAGAGGTTCTTGACATCGAACTTGAGTTAAAGGACCGCAAAGAAAAGTACCGTAAGCTAACGGAAGAAACAATTCCAGAAGCGTTGACCTCATTGAACATGAAGGCTTTTGTCATGGAAGATGGGTCAAAGATAGAAGTCAAGGCGTTCTACAGCGCTTCGATTTCCGAAGCACGTCGCGCAGAAGCATTTCAATGGCTGCGCGATCATGGCTTTGATGACATTATTAAAAATACCGTCAGCGTCCAGTTTGGTCGCGGCGAAGACGAGCTCTGTGTTCGTCTACTTAATCTCCTCGGTGGACAGGGCTTTCCGGCCAATCAAACCGAGAAGGTCGAACCTTCAACACTTAAAGCGTGGGTGAAGGAACAAACGGAACGTGGCAACGCGTTTCCGCAGGAGCTTTTTGGCGCATACATTGGCAAAAAAGCAACCATCAAGTCAGCTTAACGAAAAAGGAAAATTAATCATGACTAAAGCGCAACAAGCAGTAGCAGCGAAAGCCGAAACATCTAACGCATTGGTGCTGTCAACCAACTTTGAGGAAGATGCTTCGGCGGGTTTTGCAAACATGGGCCAGGAAGACTTTGCTCTTCCGTTTCTACGTTTGCTAACAAACACCTCTCCAGAAGTGGGTGAAGTAGATGGAGCAATGCCTGGAATGATTTACAACAGCGTCACCGGTCAACTCTTCGACGGTAAGAAGGGTATTTTAGTTGTACCGACCGCCTACACTCGGCAGTACATTGAGTGGGCACCCCGTGGCTCGGGTAGTGGTGCGCCGATTGCAATTCATCCCGCGACTAGCGACATTCTCTCCAAAACCCATCGGGAGCCAGGAGATAACAAGGACTATCTGGATAGCGGCAATTACATCGAGAACACGGCCAATCATTATGTGATGGTGATTGACGAGGCAGGTGTGCCAAATCCGGCAATGATCGTGATGAAGTCCACGCAGCTCAAAAAGAGCCGCAAGTGGAACAGCATGATGATGTCCGTGAAGTTGCAAGGCAAGAACGGTTTGTACACCCCGCCAATGTACAGTCAGTTGTATCGCCTCTCCTCAGTGAGCGAGTCAAATGACAAGGGCAAATGGTTCGGGTGGGAAGTAGAACGTGTTGGTTCAGTTGAAGACGCGAACGTTTATCAGGCAGCCAAGGCATTTGCTACGTCTGTTAGCGCTGGTGAAGTTAAGGTCAAGCACCAAGACGAAGCCGACGTGAAAGAAAATATTCCGTTCTAAAACAAACGCCGGGGGAAACCCCGGCGCCTCAACTGAGAAAGCAGAATGACCGACATCACACGGTTTAAGGCGATATTTTCCGGATTGGATATTGCCTATGGAACTTACAAGATTGAGCGGGAAAAGGATTCAGGCAAGCAGGCCGGTAAGGCACTTGTTGTCCGAAAACCCCCAACAGATGACCTATGGCACAAGCACTTAGAAGGTGTTGAGCCGAGCCTGGGCATCATTCCTATCCGAGCAGACAACTCCTGCATTTGGGGATGTATTGATATTGACCAGTATCCTTTAGATCATGAGGGACTGGTGTCAAAGATTCGTAAATTAAATTTGCCGTTGGTGGTATGCCGAAGCAAGTCAGGTGGCGCACACGCCTTTCTGTTTGTAAAAGAACCAATCCCTGCTGCTGACATGCAGCGCTACTTGAACGCCTGTGCAGGACTGTTGGGCGAGTCAGGCCGGGAGATATTTCCAAAGCAGTCAGAGATCTTGGTGGATCGCGGTGACACAGGTAACTTCTTAAACCTGCCTTACTTTGCGGGGGATAACGGAACGCGCTATGCCATCAAAGACGATGGTTCGGCTGCGAGCATGGAAGAGTTCTATGCTCTCTATGACACTCACGTCCAGGCGCTACCACTGACGTTTCCTGAGGAGCCAAAGCAGCCAGACCATCCGGTAAAGGATGGGCCACCTTGCCTGCAGGCGCTTTGCGCACAGGGCTTTCCTGAGGGAACACGGAACAACGGCCTTTTCAACATCGGCATCTATCTTAAAAAACTTGATGCCGCCGGTTGGGAAAACAAGATCATGGAGTACAACCAAAAGTACTTTGCCCCACCCCTTGGCATGAGCGAGCTGTCAATCATTACCAAACAGCTCAACAAAAAAGATTACAAGTACAAGTGCAAGGACGCGCCCATCAACAGCTTCTGCAATTCTGGTCTGTGCCGCACACGCAAGTATGGTGTAGGTGGGGATGGTCCAGACGCGCCACAGATGAGCGCCTTATCCAAATACAACTCAGAGCCTCCGCTTTGGTTTTTAGACGTTAATGGCAAACGCATCGAGCTTGAGACAGAGCACCTGTTTAACCAGATGGCCTTTCAAAAGTCCTGCCTGGAAAAAATCAACGTCGTTCCCCCATCCCTGCGTAAGCAAGATTGGGAGCAGCTGCTCAATGCATTGCTAAAGGAAATGGTAGAGCTGGAGCAGATTCAAGAAGCCCCAGAGGACACCACTGTCACTGGTAGGTTTCTTGATCTTGTGGAAGAGTTCACTACTCACTTGCAGCAGGCCATGGACCGAGACGAGATCTTGCTTGGCCGTCCTTGGACGAATGAGGAAGAGGCGAAGACTTATTTCCGGATCAAGGACCTCGAGTCACATTTGAAGAGAAACAATTTCGTGGGGATGACTGCGCCGAAAATGGCACAGCGCCTGCGCGATCTTGGCGGAGAACCTGCATCACTGTTTCTAAAAGGTCGCTCCACACGTTGCTGGCGGATACCGCGTTTCAACCGTCAGGACGCTCCATTTGAAACGCCAGAAATGAAGAAAGGAAGTCCATTTTGAACGAAGATCTTTTAAAAATTGATGGCATGGACAAGGCCCTGCTCGGGATTTGCATGACCTGGAATGACCACGTGTTAGTTGAACGTCTTGTATACAACGGACGTGTCATCACTGAGATATTGATTGAAAAAGGTATGTCCGAAGAAGATGCGCAGGAATACATTGACTTCAACATCGTCGGTGCATACGTCGGGGACTCTACGCCAATCGTCATGTGGCCTGCCACGATGGAGGAGTTAGATGAACGTTCGTAAAGTGTTTGGGCCTCCGGGCTC